AACGGCTCGTTGGAAAGGGCATGCAGCAGCGCCCAGGCGATATCGGCGTGGCCGATCTCGCCATTGCGGCGCGCGGTATAGGTCACGCCCTTCTGGCTTGCAGTGAGCGTTGGGCGGATCGCCATCAGCGCCTGCATCAGATCGGTCCAACCAGCGTCGAATTCGATGCGGCAGGCGCGGAACACGTGCTGACCCTTGATGACCAGGGCGGTCTTGCTGGCCACCGAATATTCGATCTTGCGCGCCAGCGGGAACCAATGGCTCACCAGCTCGAGCACGGCCTGCCCAGATCCCGTGGTGTCGATCGAGATATCGGTCACGTTGTAGCGCGCAGCCACGCTCTTGATGAAATCCGCCTGCCCAGCGAAGTCGAGCCCGTTCAGGCGATACTTCTCGAGCACCCGGAACTTGCCGCCGGATTTGTCTGGCGGCGCCAGCACGATCAGCGCGGCATCATCGCGGCCCTGCTTGTTCGGGTCATACCCCAGCCACACCGGCTTGTCGCCGAATGGACGGCCACCCGGCACGTCGACCAAGGCCGGGTGAAAGTCCCGCCACTTGAGGAAGCTGTCCACCCGCGCGGGGTTGAGGCGGGCATAGGGGAAGCTGCTCTCGGCATCATCCACGTCCTCGCATTCGAAAAGGTTGCGGAACGCATCTTCCGAATATTCGCGGCGCAGCTCCTCCACGTCGACCAGCTTGGAAAGCCCCAGCGCGCAGGCATCATGAATGGTAAGGCTTTGCTGCCAGCTGCCATCGGGCATGATCGCGCCGCGGCGCAGGTTCTTGTGGCTGATATCGAAGGGCTTTTGATCGCCCTTCGCGCGGCCCCGGTTCCACTCCTCGCCAGACCAGAAGGCATAGCTTTCGTGCGTCTTGGTCGATGGCGTCGAGAAATAGGTCTTTTTGTAGATCTTGTGGGTCGCCATGCCGCTGGCGACCTTGGCCAGCTCGGCAAAACCATGAACCCAAGCATATTCGTCGAAGTAGAAGTCGCCGCTTTCACCCTGCGCCGTCGCCGAATTGGTCGAGAGGAAATAGAAGCCCACCGATTCGATGGGCTTGTGTTCGGCGATGCCGTCCTCGTCTTCCGGATACTGCCCAACGAAGTCGAGCTCGACGATCTTGCCCTTCAGCTCGATCCCGGTGACCTTGCGGACCCACTTGTAGATCTCGCGCCGGAATTTCAGCGCTTGCCGCTCGCTGGCGGAGATGAAGATCTGGTTGCGGGGCTGCTTGCCTTTGAGCACTGCCTCACCAACCTTGGCAAAGGCCTCGCGCGCGAAATAGACTGTTGCGCCCACCTGGCGCGATTTGCGGATCTTGCGAACGCGCTGATCGCGCTGCTCCCACCACAGATCCTGATATTCGAACCGCCAAGCTTCGAAGTCGTCGAGCAGCTGCTGCCACTGGTCGAGCGTGAGGAAATTTTTGCGCTTCTCGGCTCGCTTGGCCTTGGCCGGCTCGTCATTCCGGTTGGCGATCTTCGGGTTTAGATCGCCCTCCTTTCCGGTCTTGTTGTACTTCTCGATGCGCGCCGCCCGCTCCAGCTGGCGCATCAGGAAGTCCACCCGCTTCATGTCGCCTTCGGTGAACGGTTCCTTGTCGAGCAGCATGGCGATTTTCGCCTCGACCCGGTCTACCACCACCGCGATCGGCGCGTCCTGATCCCACCCATCGCGGCGCTTCCACGCGGCCACCGTGCCATAGGGCACCTGCATCTCTTCCGAGATCTGCACGGCGGTCCAGCCCCGGTGGTAGAGCGAGCGCGCCTCGCGCCGCTGCGCACGGTTCACCTGTCGGCTGATTGCCGGTTCGGTGTCCGCTTCGGGGATGGCAAGAGGAGGCTTGGCGCTGTGCATGGCGTTAAGCCATGCACCCCGAACCCGGCCCCCTGTCGCCTGCCTCTCCCGGTAAACCCGGCCTCTACCGCGCAGGCGCGTTGCCTTGGCCGCGCTGCCGGTGCCTCAAAGGGCACAACTTGCTGACCCCCAAAGCCGCCCAGGCATCAACGCCTCAACGGGAGCCCTTTCAATGAAGACCAAGCCCTTCCTGCTCGCTACTGCCGGTTCCACCGTCGATGGCCGCACGATCGATGACAAGATGCTCGAGGAAATGGTCTCGAGCTATGATCCGAAGACCTACGGCGCGCGGGTCAACATCGAGCACATTCGCGGCATCAGCGGCGAAGGTCCGTTCCGCGCCTATGGCGATGTGGTCGAGCTTTCGATTGGCGAGGTTGAAGTCAACTTCAACGGCAAGACCGAGAAGCGCAAAGGCCTGTTTGGCGTGCTCGATGTCAATGACGATGCCAAGAAGCTCAACGAAGCGGGCCAGAAGGTTTACCCCTCGATCGAGATCGAACCCAACTTCGGAGGCAAGGGCTTTGCCTACATGATGGGCTGTGCCCTGACCGACAGCCCTGCAGCGATCGCCACTGAACGCCTGCAGTTCAACCGCTCGCTCCCCGGCGCGCTCACCGTCTCGGCCGACAAGGCCGAAGCCCTCGAATTTGCCGATGGCGATGTTACCCAGGGCGGCAACGCGCTGCTCGCCGGAATGGCCAAGCTGTTCGATGGCTTCGCCGCCAAGTTCGGCGCCAAGAGCGACGACAAGCCCGCACCCAAGGCCGATGATCCAAAGGCCGATCCTGCGGCTGCGGCCTTCGATTTCACCCAGATGCGCGAATTTTTCGATGGGCTTGGCCAGACCTTTGCCACTGCCGTCGATGGCCTGCGCACCGAATTCCGCACCGAGGCCGATGCTCTCGCTGTCAAGCTCAAGAAGATCGAGGAAACGCAGGAGCGCACCCCCGATCACAACCACCGCGCTCGCCCGCTAAGTGCCGGTGGTGGCCAGGGTTACAAGGCAGAGTTCTGACCCACCGCAACCTGCCCCGCTTCACCGCAGACCAGTTTCGTCCCGCCACCTCGCTGAAGGAACGCCAAAATGCAACCGAAGACCCGGCTCATGTTCACGAGCTACCTTTCCACGATCGCTGCCCTCAACGGCGTTTCCAGCACGGCGCACACCTTTGCGGTCGCGCCAGTGGTGGAACAGCGCTTCGAAGAAAAGCTCAAAGAAACCATCGAATTCCTCGATATGATCAATATCGAGAACGTGCCCCAGCAGACCGGGCAAACGCTTGGCCTTGAAAGCACGCGCCCCATCGCGAGCCGTACCAATACGGCGGGCGGCACGCGCCGCAACCCGACTGACCCGACCGACAATGACGAAACCAACACCTTCAACTGCCTGCAGACCAATTTCGATTGGTCGCGCCGCTATGAGAAGTTGGATGCATGGCGTCACAAGCCACAATTCGAACAGTTGCTGGCAATTGCCATCCTGAAGCAGCAGGGCCGCGATCTGATCATGGCTGGCTGGCACGGCACTTCGCGTGCTGCCACGACTGACATCGTGGCAAATCCGATGTTGCAGGATCTGGCTGAAGGCTGGCTGCACAAGATCCGCACCAAGGCCCCGGCACAGGTATTCAACGATGGCAGTCTGACGGTTGAAACCGATGGTACGAACAACGCCGCGCTCAAGGCAATCTACGTCAAAGCAGGCGTTCAGTTGCTCGTTCCCGGCGTGGCTCATAATGCCACTGGCGGTACGGCTGATGCCGATGCGGATTACAGCTCGCTCGATGCCTTGGTGCTCGATGCTAAGCGGCTTATCCCAGAATGGCATCGCGGCGATGCGGGCCTTGTCGTCATCGTTGGCCACGATCTGCTTGACGATAAGTATTTCAACATCGCGCAGGAAACCGGGGCTACTGCCACCGAGGTTGAGGCAACCGACCGCATCCTTCGTTCCACCAAGACGCTTGGCGGACTGCAGGCCGTGCGCGTGCCGTTCTTCCCGGCGAATGCGATCCTGATCACCCGGCTCGATAACCTCTCGATTTACAATCAGGAGGGCACCCGCCGCCGCCGTCTGGTGGACGAGCCGGAATTTGATCGGATCGCCAACTACGAGAGCGTGAACATGGATTACGTTGTGGAAGACTATGAACTGGTCGTTCTGGTCGAAAACATCGTTCTCGGCGTCGCGCCTGCGCGTCCTGCCCCGTAACAATCGCGAGAGGCTTTGACGGCGGTTCCTGCCATTCGGGGCGGTGCCGCAAGAGCCCACATCAGAGGCCGGGGAGGGGAGCGGATGCTCCTTAACCGAACCGGTCGGCCAAGCGCCGAATAGCTTGGCCTCCTCTCCACAAGGATGCCCCGCCATGTTTTCACCGGCCCTGCGCAACCGCCAGCGCGTTCTTGCCCAGCTTTCGGGTCAGGAAAAGGCGGAACCTGCCGCGCCCGCCGAACTCACACCCACCACGCTTGTCGGGCAGGAATATGCCGCTCTGCGCGTGCTGCTGCATGACAACCTGCGCACCCTTTCCGATATCGCCAGCCATGAAGCCCGCGTGCCAGTGAAGGTCGAAATGGCCCGCGCCTTTGCCCCGTGGCTCGATGGCGTGCTCGCTGCCGAAGGCCAAGCGGCGCAGGATGAAATCCTTGTCGTCAATCTGGTCTGGGCCATCGACTATCGCGATTTCGATTATGCGCTGCGTCTTGCCGGCCATGCCATCCGCCACGGCCTTACCATGCCGCAGAACTTCAGCCGCACCCCGGCCTGCTATCTGGCCGAGGAAGTGGCGACCATCGCCAATGCCGAATTCGATGCCGTCACGCTCGATCACCTGCTTGCCGTGCAAGCCTTGGTCGATGGGCATGACATGCATGATGCGGTGCGCGCCAAGCTGCTCAAGGCCATTGGCCGTCGTTATGCGCAGCGGGCTGCACAGTTCGATCCGGCAGCAGACAATGCACCGGCAGGCGGCAAGGCTGCCTATGTCCAGACCGCGCTTGAAGCGCTCAACCGCGCGCTGCAGCTCGATAGCAATGTCGGCGTGAAGAAGGACATCGAGCGCCTCGAGCGTGAGGCCAAGAAGCTTGCCGCTGGCGATACCGGTGAAGGGGAATCGAAGTGAAGCCCGAAGAAGTCCGCGCGCTTACCGCCACTTTTGAAGCGGCAGTCCACACCAACAATGACGACACCTGCGCCGAAACCGCGATCAAGCTCTTCTGCGGCGTGGCGCTCAATCTCGCAGTAATTGCCGAGAGGCTGCAGGCACCCGCTGCCTCTCCTCCCGGCTGAACATCCCGCCCCACGGCGCTCGGGGGGCGGATGGGCAAGGGCGGTGGTCTCACCAGCGCCCGAAGTCCATCCTCACCCCCCGAAAATCTCGAAGAGTGACCAACCATGGCAGGCCTTTCCGCAAATCCCGTAGCGCCGCTGGATCCTGCCAATGCCACGGTCGGCGCCGATGGATGGTTTCCCGATATCCCGCTCGCCCTGGTGCGCAACTCGGCCCGCCTCGGCAACGGCGATGTCACCACTGCACGCCTCACCGCGTCGATCGAAGCGGCGATGCTCACCGCCTTCCGCCAGCTCGGCGAATGGCGCACTGCGCACGTGCTGGCCGGGGCGGGTGCTCTGGCCGAAGTGACCGATGAAATGCTTGGGGACCGCACGCAGGCCGAAGTGCTGTGGGAGCGCCTGATCATCTCGCTCACCGCGGCTGACCTTTATGCCGGCAACCGCGATATCAGCGCCACCGATCGCGGCCTCGATCGCGCGATGGACAAGGAAGATGGTGCCGACGAGTACTACCGCCGCGCCTGGGCAGCCGTGGCAGACCTCAAAAGCTTCACCCCCGGCGGCGTTTATGCCGATGTGCCGCGTAACCGCGTCGAACTGATCTGATGAGCCCCCATTCAATCAGCACCGCGTCATGACGATCGCGGCAACCGCGCAAGAAGGCGAAACGGTGGACGAAGTCTGCTGGCGCGTGCTGGGCCGCACCAGCAACGTCACCGAACAGGTGCTCGAACTGAACCCCGGCATCGCCGCGCTCGGGCCAAAGCTGCCCGCCGGGACCGAACTGCTCCTGCCCGACCGTGCCGAAGCCGCGCCCGCGCTGCGTGAAACCATCCAGCTTTGGGATTGATGCGATGCGCAAGATCGACAGCCTTTGCGATACCCTGCGCGCCGCCATCCCCGAAGCGGCCAGCGATCCCACGGCC